GAGGTGATCGATGCCATAGAGAGCGTGAGCGTCCATGCTGACGACGTGGCTGCGATGCTTGACCTCGGCCTCATAAAGATAGATAGTGGAAAGGTCACTAAGGGAGAGCGCGAATACAGGGGCACCCTGCTGCAGCCGTTCCTGCAGATTCTTGACGAGAGGGAGATGTTCTATGCGGAGCCCGGCGAGGGAGAGGAAACTGACGGCCCGATATTCACATGGATTCTCCCGCCGCAGCTGCTGCAGGCATTCAGGGACGTGTACGTGCTGACATACATGTTCCGCGGGCAGAACATGAAATACATGATGGACATGTATGACCTGCCCTACCGCTATATCGGCGTCAGGGACGCGGGCGGCGGCAGGTACGAGTTTGACGAGACTGTCAGGGAGTCGGCGGTGCCGGCCTACCTCGCAGGGGTGCATGACCTGATAACAGTGTACAGGGGAGAGAACCTCAACGCCATCGGCGACAAGAGGACAGCCCTGTCGCAGAACTGGTTCAGGACGGAACCCGAAGCGGCGGAACAGCTGAGGCGCCACCTTGACAACTGGTTCCGCACCGCGGGAGGCAGCACCTCCGTGTCGGAGAGAATGTGGGGTACCCTGAAGTGCGCCGAGAAGATGCTGTCAGGAAAAGGATACACCTCGGCATACGTAGTGTTCAACAAACGTGCTTCCAATTCATACAGGGAGAAGACTTGCCTTGCATATGCATGCAACGTGTTCATGAACGTCTCCCAGGTCAATTTCTTGAAAAGCGCAGGCGTGACAGCCAGCCATGACGCCTATGCGCTGTCGACCATGATCCAGTGGATATGGAGAAGCGCCATCCGCGAGGGAAGGCACATAAACATTTACGTGCCGAGCCGCCGCATGAGGGAGATGCTTCTTGACTGGATGGATGAGATCGCTGAGAAAGCGGGAGGACGCGCAGCCCGCAGCCGGGATACCGGCGATGTATCCGTCAGCCTGCCAAGCAGCGGGCGCGTGGTGAAGGTTCCGTTCAGCCTGGAGGGATGCCGTGTCGTGCAGGCATGACGGCGATGCCGCAGGCAAGAAATGCGGCGCATGCATCTTCTATGAGGAGTGCGTGAGGCACAGCTCCCTGTGCCCCTACTTCGCGAGCCTGTCGGAAGAAGGACGGCTGGAACAGGCAGTGAGTGAGATGGACGAACACTACCGCGAGATACAGGCGCAGTGGCTGGCATACATAGAAGAATGCTCTGACGGGAGGACGCTGAAGTGAGCGCGGGAAAGCAGCCAGGCCAGAGGCTTATATTCAAGATCCATTCGTCAAGGCTGGCAAAGGCGGGATGGGATCTGAGGCTCACCCTTGCGGAGGCAAGGAAGAATGACGAGCTGATCGGCATCGCCGACTCGCAGGTGTTCAGATGGATAGACGAGCTGAACGGAACCGGGGATACCGATGCGGGAATGGATGCACTGAAGGCGGAGATAGCGGCGCTGAAGAAAGACCCGTCGGTGCCGGACAGGAAGAAGAAGATCAGGCAGCTGTTCAGGAGAATCGAGAAGCTCCAGTTCAAGCCTGATTATATGTGCCTGGTTATAGACCACAGGAAGGAATACTGGCGGGCGGTTCAGGGATTTACGGTGAACGGCAGAAAGTTCCACAGGCTGCTCGGAACCGCGGGAGGCATCAAGAACTCCACCATAGTGTTTGTCAGCGATAAGCTGTGGCCTGAGATACAGAAAAGAATCGACAACGGCAGGAACATGGAGAAGCCGCTTGTCACCGCCAAGCTGGAAGCATACAAGGCTCTGACGTGCTCAGCGTCCGTTCCCGTATCGTTCCCGAAAGGCGTGCTGGTTGTGCCTGACGCGGAGACTGAGTTTCTGTCGGATGTGGTGCTTCTCTCGGACGGCGCCGAGTCGGACGAGCCCGACATGAAATACGCTGCGGGATATCATGTGAAGAATGACGCATCTGACGGCTGCGGGCTGATACTGCCGTCCCTTGCGGACAGATGGGCGCAGGATCTGGGTCTCTGGTACACCCCCTCCTGTTTCAATACAAGGATGTCCTTTGAGAAAGGCATAGTGGCAGTGTTTGACTTTCTGGAGTTTGCGGAAAAGGAAGCGCATGAATGGTATGTCACCGACGCATGGGGCGATGAGGTTGACATCAGGTCGGTCGATCTGATACTCACCACGTCAATGCTAAAGCTCTGGGACAGCTATCCGTCCTGCGAGGCTTACATGGATGCCTGCCTTGAAAACAGATATACATTCGCGGTGACTAAGACGGCGCCGGAACAGCTCGAAAGCGAGCGGTGCACGAACTACCAGTTCATCCAGTCTTTCGATCTCGGCGATGGTGACATAGACGCGCTTGTCTCCCCCACCCTTGAAGAATTTAAAGATGTTCTCGGGGGCGACTGGAGAAAGGCTGCCCTGTTCCTTAACGGCAAAGGCATGGATGACAGAAGCGTGAGGAGGATGCCGCCCGGGTACGCCAAGGCAATGCTCATAGAACCAGCTGTCATGGATGATCCTTATGTAAAAGATGAGGTGTACAAGCTGGTAAGGTACAGGATCAAGGACGCCAAGATCGGGGTGATCAAAGTCCACGGCAACTACTCGATCGTGACGGGAGACCCCTTCCTTCTCTGCCAGTCACTGTTCGGGATGGAGAAGACGGGACTGCTGAAGGCAGGAGAAGTGTACAGCCAGTACTGGGCTGACAGAGGCGCCGGGGATCTGGTGTGCTTCAGGGCTCCGATGTCCTGCCACGAGAGCGTGAGATCCATAAAGTCAGTTGATAACGAGGATGTCCGGCACTGGTACAGATACCTACATACCTGCACGGTGCTCAACGGTTTTGATGATACGCCTGCCGCGTTGAACGGCATGGATTATGACGGCGATATCATCATGATAACCGACAACAAGGTGCTGGTCGGAAAGCACAAGCCACTGCCAGCGCTGATGTGCCTGCAGAGCACAGCGGCAAAGACCGTGCCTGCGGAGGAAGACTTCATACAGTCGAACATCAACGGGTTCGGCAACGAGATCGGAAAGATCACCAACAGGATCACAAGCATGTATGAAGTCCGTACAAAATTTGATGAAGATTCCAGAGAGTACAAGGAGCTGACGTACAGGATACAATGTGGGCAGCTCCAGCAGCAGAATACGATAGATAAAATTAAAGGAATCAAATCAAAGCCAATGCCCAAGACGTGGTACGACAGGCATGCAATCCTGGATATTGAAGACGAAGATAGGCAATCGTTCTATGACTCCATCGTCGCAGACAAGAAGCCCTACTTCATGACATACATATACCCTTCCCTCAGGAAGGACTACAAGAGATATCACGATGCTGTCAGCACCAGATGCAGGATCGATTTCGGGCTGACTATAGACGAGCTGGAAAAACTTGACGATGCCAGCCTGACGGAAGAGATGCGCGGCGTGCTTGCATTCTACCATGACAGGATGCCGGTCGGTACAGCTCCCTGCCTGATGAACAAGATCTGCTGGAAGTTTGAAGATGCATTTGACCAGCGGACCGTGAGGAACACAGGCTCTGGCAGCTTTGATTACAGAATGCTGAAGAGCGACGCTGAGTACAGCATGGATGATTATTACCGGATATCAGCACTGATGAAGGAATACAACAAGACGGTGAAAGACATCGCGGTGATGGCATCGGTGGAAAAGGTATCCATGGATGACATCGGCTACATGACACGCTCCGTGGAGCGAGACTTCAGGGCGGCATGCACTGCAGCGTGTCCCGACGAGAGGCAGCTGTGCAACATTGTCCTTGATCTCTGCTACACGAAGAGCACAACGAAAAGATTCGCATGGGAAATGTGCGGCGATGTGATCTGCAGAAACCTTCTTGAGAAAAACGGCGGGAAGATGAGGTATCCTGCCCGCGACAGCAGCGGAGACCTGCTGTACGGCGGAGACAGGTTCTCGGTTAAAGAATTGGATGTGGAGGATACTGATGATAGTATTGAACGAGCACGAATGGGCGAAGAAGATGATCAGCAGCCATACGCTTGGGAAGAGAGCATTTGACACGCTGATCAGGGTAGCCCGCTATTACATGGAAGAAGAGGGAGCAGGAAAGAAAGAAGCAAGGGAGCGCCTTGAGGATTTCATCACGCAGTGTGACAGCTCGATCTCCCTTGTGAAGTGGTCGGACACTATCGACAGGGCTGTGCGGACAGCGGCAAAGTTCAAGTCGGTCAGGATTGAAAAGATCGACATCACGGAATCCGAAATGGAGATAATCCAGGGTCTGAAGGGCAGGCAGATTCAGAAGCTGCTCTTCACCCTGCTCTGCGTCGCCAAGTACTGGATGGCAGTCAATCCCGAGCTTGACGGATGGGTGAGCACGCCGCCTAATGAGATCATGAAGATGGCAAACCTTAATATCTCATCAGACAGGAGAAGCAGGCTGCTCGGCTACCTTAAGGAATGTGACCTGATAAGCTTTCCGGCCGCATACGACAATACTAACATCAGGGTGTCGTTTGTGGACGACAGCTCCCCTTCCGTTATGGAGATAACCGACTTCAGGAATCTCGGCAACCAGTATCTCAGGTACTGTGGGGAGAATTACATCGTGTGCGAGCGGTGCGGCCTTGTGGTCAAGGAGCGCTGCCACGGCAAGGGATCAAGGCAGAGATACTGCCCTGACTGTGCGATCGGAGGAGTTATCAGAAACAAGGTAAACCATGTAATGAAACCTGATTTCACTGAAGACCCTGACGCGGAAGTCGTGGAATTGAAAGTTAATTTCAGTCTCAAAAACGTGGAAATTATCGGCTAACTTGCAGGTTTTGCTGCTTTATGAGCAGTGTACAAATGAATGGGGGAGTTAGCGATGAACAGCTCTTTTCACACAAATACATATGAGGAAAAGGATGAGCGCTTATCCCGCCAGCCGGACGAATCCCCTTTCGCTTATCACAAACGGCTGGTTTACGGAAAGCTTGTAGACAAGACTCTTTCTGATGTCGACTATACCGAGCTTGCCCCGCTGCTCTATGGCAGGGAGTATGCAAGCGATGTGGCAAGACGGCTGATGTACGGAAGCAGGAAGACTCTTGAACTGATGGAACAGGAAAAGGAAGAACAGTCCCCTTCCCATGATCTGGATGTAAGAATGATTGAGCTTCAGAAAGAAAAGCAGAAGTTCTTCGACCAGAGAAGAGAATTCAAAAAGCTGATCAATTCCGAGGCGCGGGCAGAGCATCTGGAAAGCATGCTTGCTGAAGCTGCAGAGAATCTCGGCAATACGATCGGATTTGTTTTTAATGCGCCTGTTTCTCAGGACATTGGCACTAATGAAGCTGTGCTTGTTCTCAGTGACCTTCACTACGGAATGGTTACTGATAATGTGTTCAACATATATAACACAGGCATCTGCATAAACCGCGTAAAGCGTGTTGTAGACTCAGCGCTGAAGCGCTGCGCCTTGCACGATGTACATAAGCTTCATTTGTTTCTTCTTGGCGACATGATCCACGGAGCAATACACGTATCAACACGCGTCGCTGCCGAGGAGCTGGTGACAGACCAGATCATGCAGGTGGCCGAAGTGCTTGCCCAGGCGGTGGCAAGGCTTGCTGAGTACGTGCCTGAAGTGGCGGTGTATTCAACATACGGCAATCACGGCAGGGTTATACCCAAGAAGGAAGAATCAATTCACAGGGATAATATGGAACGCCTCATACCATGGTGGCTGGAGCACAGGCTCAGCGGCCTTGGCAATGTGGAGGTTGTCCCGGTCGGCGCGGATGAATTCATTCTTACAAAGGTCGCGGGCCACGGAGTCTGCGGAGTGCACGGAGATCTTGACAATGTAAAGTCTTCTCCCCGCCTGCTCCAGACGCTGCTGTTCAAGCAGTACGGAATGAATCTTGAATATATCATCCTCGGTGACAAGCATCACAGGGAGAGCTTTGAGGAGATGGGCATCACGTCCATGATCTGCGGGTCGCTGTGCGGTGCTGATGACTACGCCAGCAACAAGCGACTCTACTCCACCCCGAGCCAGCTGCTTCTGATCTTCAATGAGGCGGGGCTTGATGCGGAGTACAGAATATCCTGTGAATAGACAATCGTAAAGGAAGGAGGCCTCGCAATGGCCAGGAAGACCAGGAAAAATAACCTGACTTCGCCTGAGCTTATTGCACAGGTGAATCCTGATAACATCAGGCTGATGAACGATTTCATTGAGTACATGAGATCGACAGACATCAGCGAATCAACAATAGCGGCTTACACATCAGATCTTTATATCGCTTTTGTGTGGTCACTGCAGAAAAACAACAACAAATTCTTTGTCGAATGGACTAAGCGCGATGTGATGTCATTCCAGGGATGGCTGCTCAACGAAAACGAGAACAGCCCTGCCAGGATCAGGAGGCTCAAGGCTTCGCTGTCATCGCTCAGCAATTTTATTGAATCCATACTTGATGACGAGTATCCCGGCTTCAGAAATATCATGAACAAGGTCAAGGCTCCTGTGAACCAGCCTGTCCGCGAGAAGACGGTGCTGACGGATGACCAGGTGGACATGATTCTTCGTATGCTTCTGGATAAGAACCGGATCATGTGTGCGTGCTATGTCGCCCTTGCGGCATACGGCGGCAGGAGAAAATCTGAGATACTCAGGTTCAGGGTCAGCGACTTTGACGACAGCCGTCTTGTATGCGGCGGCAGCCTGTACAAGAGCGAGCCGATCAAGACCAAGGGAAGAGGCAAAGGCAAGTTCATATGCTGCTATACTCTGGCGCATAAGTTCAGGCCTTATCTTGATCTCTGGATGGCCGAGCGCGAAAAGAACGGCATCGAGTCCGAATGGCTCTTCCCGGGAGACGATCCCGCGGAACATGCGGAGATCAGTCTTGTCAACAGCTGGATGACATCCATTTCAAGAATCACCGGGCTGGACGTATACGCCCACAGCTTCAGGCATTACTTCACCACGATGCTTTCGAAGGAAGGCCTGCCTGACAGCGTGATCAAGGAGATACAGCACTGGGAGAGTCTTGAGATGGTATCAATATACAATGACTCGACAACTGAGGAAGCGCTTGAGGAATACTTCGGCGAGGAAGGCATAAAGAAAAAGAATTCAAAGGGGCTGGCAGATCTTTAGCCGGCAGGGAGGAGAAGGATATGAATAAAACGAAACTTTGCCAGGCTGTTGCGGCAGCGCTGCGCGAAAACAATATTAAGAAACATGTACATGTTCCAAAGACGACATTCAAGCTGATAGACCCAGACGGAACTTCGAGAAATCTTGATCTTCGCCCTTCTGATCGTGACGTGAACTTCACACAGGATGATGTGGAATATTTTATTGATGCCCTTGTCTATACGATCAAGGAAGCGCTCAAGAGAGGAGAAACTATCCAGATCCAGGGTGTCGGATCCATCGGCCTTAAATTGTACAAAGGCAGAAACATCAATGATGTCATCACGGGCGAAATCAAATATGTTGAACCGAAGTGGAAAGTCAAGCCGCTCGTCGGCAAAGAGCTCAGACGCTGTGCCGAGTACTTTGAAGAGCATTATGAAGGCGTCGAGCCTGAGTATGCTGACGAAGCCGGGGATGATGCTGAAGACTTTGGTGATCTCTCTGATCTTGACATTGGCGAGGTGTAATCCATGGCAATTGAGTTCAGCACTGATGTCATAAAATGCTTCAAGTGCGGGAAGTCCTATCCGAAGCGCAAAGGAAACTTTCCGGTAAGCTACGGCGAGATGCATAAAGGAACCGGCTTCCTTCCGGTCTGCACCGAATGCGTCACGAATCTGTACAGCTCATACCTGTCACAGTGCAATGACGTAAAGATGGCTGTCAGGCAGGTGTGCAGGAAACTGGATATATACTGGGATGAGCGGATCATGGATTCGGTGCTGAAGAAGACCGCCCCCTCTTCCATCATTACGCAGTATATCAGCAGGACGACCAATAACGTCTATGCGGGAAAGTCTTATGATGACACGCTGCTTGCCGAGGGAACCTTCTGGGCTTTCGGTGCCGCTCCTGTCGAAGAAGAGGAGATCAGCGTACCGGTTGACATAGCTGGCGTTGCTGATGATGATGACGGTTTCGAGGTCACGGATGAAATGAAACTTTTCTGGGGCAACGGGCTGTCTGCTGAAATGTACAGAGATCTCGAACAGAGATACGCTTACTGGACATCAGCCTTTCCTTCTGATGAGAAGCTTGACATAGGCACCGAGGCGCTGATCAGACAGATATGCAATCTTGAGATTGATATCAATGTCGGAAGAGCTGCGGGGCTGGATGTTTCCAAGAGCATCAGCACGCTGAACACTCTGCTGGGCAGTGCGAACCTTAAGCCTGTTCAGCGGGAAAAGTCTGGCGAGAATCTGGATGAGATCCCCTTCGGTGTCGGCATCGGCTGGTGCGAGGAGGACAAGCCGATATCAGAGCCTGATGAAGAGTTCAGGGATGTTGACGGCATCAGAAAATATATAAGCGTCTGGTTTTACGGGCATTTGGCCAAGATGCTTGGAAAGAAAAATCTTTATTCAAAACTGTACGAAGATGAAATAGCAAGACTGCGGGTTGAGCGTCCGCAGTACGTCGATGAGGATGACGAAACATTTGTGAATGACATTCTGTCTGGCGGTCAGTAATGGCGCTTAATGCAAAGAATGCACCCAAGCACCTGCTCCGCTCAATAGATACCTGGGCGGCATATTACAGAGCCAATCCTCACCGTTATGCAAAAGATATCTTAAATTTAGACCTCCGTCTATTTCAGAAGATACTCCTGGTTATGATGTTCTGGAGCGTCTCATGCGTGCTTATTGCCTGTCGCGGTTTGGGAAAATCTTTCCTCTGCGCTGTTTTTTGCGTGATAAGGTGCATCCTTTATCCTGGAAGCAAGATAGTCATTGCTTCTGGAACGCGAGGACAGGCAATAAATGTTCTGGAGAAGGTTATGCTTGAGCTTGTGCCAAGATCTCCTGCACTTAATTTTGAAATAGACCATAAGCAGTCTAAGATCAACGGAACAAATGCTCAGATTGTTTTCAAGAACGGATCTTTTATGAAGGTTGTCACGGCTTCCGATACCAGCAGAGGAAACCGTGCGAACATATTGATTATTGACGAGTTCAGGCTTGTAAGCAAAGACGTTGTTGATACGGTATTAAAGAAATTTATTACCAGCCCCAGGATGCCATCATATTCTGATCTGTCGCCAGACGAAAGACAGAGAGAAATCGAAGCCGAAAGGAACAAAACGCTTTATCTTAGTTCGGCATACTTCTCGGACTCATGGGCGTATGAGAAGTGCGTCAGCACATTCGAAATGATGCTCGATGACACAAAGCGGCATCTTGTGTGCGGGTTCCCTTATCAGCTTGCGCTGAAAGAGAATCTTTTGACAAGAGCCGATGTCGAGGATCAGATGGCAGAAGCAGATTTCAGCGAAGTAAAGTGGAGCATAAACATTTCTGTGCTCCTTAAATCCATTGAACCATGCGTGCCAGCATGGGGTACAGGTTTGTGCCTGTGCTAACGGGGGAAGCCTAAGTGCGAAAGCATATGGTCATCCCGTGCCAAGATGTGTTATGAAAGAGGTAAAGGATGTACACAATATATAAATATACTAACAAGCATAACGGAAAAGTGTATGTAGGTCAGACAAGCACGACTTTAAAAGAAAGGGCTCAATCAAACGGGCGTAATTATCGTGAAAGCAGACGCTTTTACGAAGCCATCCAAAAGTATGGATGGGACAGCTTTACGTCCGAAATACTTGATCATGCCTTGACATTAGAGGAATCACATAAGTTAGAAAAACAATACATTGCAATGTATAGAAGCAATGAGGCTGAATACGGTTATAACATACAGGAAGGCGGGTATTGCGGCCCTGAAGGTGAGTCGGCTGAGATAATATCGCGCAAGGCCGTTGAAAGATACAAAGATCGCACATCAAATCCTATGTACGGTAAGAAACATACAGCCGAAACAAAATTGAAAATCAGCCAGGCTAATTCAGGACAAAACAATGCAATGTATGGTAGCAAATGGAATGAGAGGCAAAGGCTTTTATGTGGAACAAAAGGCAAGAAGTTAAACTTGTCAGACGAACAGCGCGAAGCTTTACGCCAGAAATGTTTGGCTACTATAGCTCATGCTGGAACAAAGAAAGTATATTGTGTTGAAGATGATTGTTATTATGATTCTGTTACAGAGGCTGCATGTCACTATGGGGTTGCAAAGTCAACGTTAAGTGGTCATTTAAATGGTGCACAACATTCGTGTGCCGGAAAGCACTTTGTATTTATAAATAACGCATAAGGTGTAACGACTATCTGTTTACAGAGTACGACAGAGATTGGCACTGTCGGAAGCGGTGGACGCCAGCAATGGCGGTGATATAGTCTACTCCCCTTCTAAATACTGCGAAAGCAGGGGTATACGAAAAACGGGAAATGGGCGCCGAGTGGTTCGGCGCTGCAGAAGATGCGTGGTTTGACTTTGAGTCAATTGCCAAGAACAGAAGGATCCAGTACGCGATGCTTCCGGACAGGCTTTCATCAAAAATCAAACAGCATCAGAATATTTCAATACAGAAAAAAGCTCAGGACGAGATCCGTATTCTATCAGTGGATATAGCTCTTATGTCCAGTGCAAAGCATAACAACGACGCTACGGCAATATGTCTCAACAGAATGCTGCCGACAAAAGCTGGAAGATACACAAGTAATATTGTGTACACTGAAAGCATTGAAGGCATGCATACCGAAGACCAGGCGCTTATTATCAGAAAGTACTTTGATGAATTCGAATGTGACTATCTGGTACTGGACGCACAGGGTGTAGGCGGCGGCGTTTATGACTGTCTGGTAAGAACTATTAATGACCCTGAGACAGGAGAGATTTACCCTGCCCTGTCCTGTTATAACAATCCAGAAATGGCTGCAAGATGCGCAGATCCGTTTGCTCCGAAAGTTATATGGGCAATTAAGGCAAGTGCGCAGTTTAACTCGCAATGTGCTTTCCTTCTAAGGGAAGGGTTCAGGAGCGGACGGTGCAGGCTGCTGGTAACCGAATATGACGGCGAGGCTCTGCTGAAAGAGCTTGCAGGATATAACGCCCTGACGCCTATGGATCAGCTGAGGCTGCAGGCGCCATATATAGAAACAACCCTTTTGATCAACGAACTGGTCAAATTAAATTATGAACAGACGGGCTCAAACGTAAGGCTGTATGAACGCAGCGGCATGAGAAAGGACAGATACTCTTCCCTTTCTTACAACTTCTACGTTGCAAGCCAGCTTGAGAGCCAGATGGGTAAGAAGACTTTCAGGAACAGCGGAGAGGCAAAGATGTTTATCGTCCGTGCGCCTAAGACTTCAAATACAGAAAGGACGATATCTCATGGCAAAAATTACCAAAGTTGGCGAAGATAAGGCATGGGCGGTGTCCATGTCAGACCGGTACGCCCTTTTAAACAGGATGATCTTGCGTGATTTAAACAAATACTATGAGAGCACGACCTTCAAGACCATCTCGAAAAACAATATTATGGACTGGCTGTTTGCGCCGGAGTCAAATGAAAAGAACCTGCGCGATGCAGTCAGATATATTTATAATGCAAGCTCCCACTTCAGAAGGCTTATCCAGTACTTCGTGGGGCTGACGGATCTTGCATATGTGGTCGAGCCTTATAGGACTGACTACAAACGCATTCAGCCGCAGACGCTGCTGAATAACTACAGAAAGGTGCTCAATACCCTTTCGATCATGAGCCTCAAAACGCAGCTGCCGAAGGTACTAACCGTGGTGCTGAGAGAGGATGTGTTCTACGGAACATTCTGGGTAACTGCCGATGATATTATGATCCAGCAGCTGCCGAGCGATTACTGCAGAATTTCTATCATCGAGGGCAATGTGCCCAATGTTACTTTTGATTTCTCGTATTTCAACTCACGCCTGGATCAGCTTGACTACTATCCGCCTGAGTTCAGATATAAATATGAGAATGTCTATAAGCAGGATTTCCAATCAAGATGGATTGATCTCGACTGCCCTAATTCATTCGCAATCAAATGCAACAATGACATTATGGGTTACGCCATCCCGCCTTTCGCAGGCATCCTGAGGGAAGTGTTCGAGCTTGAGGATTATAAGCAGCTGAAGCTGACAAAGACCGCACTCGAAAACTACGCGATGATAGCAATGAACATCCCGCTCAATAACGACGGCTCATGGGGCATTGACCTTGACAAGGCAGTGGATTTCTTCAACAACCTTGAGAGCGTCCTGCCAGAAGAAATCGGTGCCGTGCTGACGCCGATGCCGCTGGACAAGATCAGCTTTGAAAGATCTCACACGGGAGACACTGACACCATTGCAGACAGTGAGAGAAATCTTTACAGCGCTGCTGGTGTAAGCTCCCTTTTGTTTAACAACGACAAGGCGTCGTCCAACGCGCTGCTGCTGTCAATCAAGGTTGACCAGGCGATGACATACGGAATCGTCAAGAGCATTCAGGATGTTATCAATAGATTCATCCAGGCTCAGACATACGGCAAATACTTTACGGTTAATTTCTTGGATGTCTCCAGATTCAACCAGAAGGAAATGGCCGACGGCTATCTCAAGGCTGCATCATACGGCTTCCCTACGATCAGCATGTATGCTGCCACGATGGGGCTTGGCCAGGCAGAGCTTGATTCAATGAGCTATCTCGAAGGAGAAATACTGCAGCTGCCAAAGCTGTTCAAGCCTGTGGTCAATTCTACGCAGATGAGCGGGGAACAGATTGAGAGCGAGGTCGGGCGGCCTACGCTTGATAATGACGAGATTGCGGACAAGACGGAAATTAACCGTGATCTGGAGTGACAATCATGAAACAGTTTATATATGTTTTTGATGACGAGACAAGAGACGGCCTCCTTGAGCTTGGATATGATCTGATTAAATCCAATGAGGAAGGCAAGGTCTATGTTTTCAAATCTGACGACAGGCTTGTATTTACTTTCGAGCCTGGCAAATATGTCTACTCAGACACAATAGCATTTTAACAATAGCCCTGATTACAGGGCTTTTATTATGGGAGGAAATATCCAATGGACAGAATAC